GAGTAATTTTATTGTCAGGCTAAGCCGAGCCGCCATCGGCAACGGAATGATGTCCGACCATTCTTCGAGGTTGCGTTGCATGGTACTGTCCCGGTCAACGAGTAGATCCAGCACTTGGTAACCCATACGGACGGTTTCATAATTTATATCCATTTTCGGTTATAGATTATGGTGTGTTGTGTGAATCAATTTTATCCAGGGGCTGCCGCCCCTCGGACGCTCCCCGCTACTAAAAGGAGGGATCGCAAGGGAACCTTGGTTCCCTGCTGTGAATCAATTTTTAGAACCCACGTAACGTAGTTTTAGGGGCATTTTTGATTTCTTTTTTTGTCATCTTACCCATTCTTAAAATCGCATCAATGAACTTTGTATTTTTAACAGGCACGTCGGGTTCATTGTATTTAAAAACATTTTTTAACCTACCGATGATATACGCAGGTGTCTTATCAGCGTATCCAGTATATCGACTCAGACCATTTGAGAATTGTTTATTTTCATCACTCAAGTCTCTAAATAACGCATTCGCTTGTCTAATCGCATAGACTAAACTTTCGGTAGTATATTTATCTATATCGGGTTCTACCGCACCTTTTGCTTCAGTAGCAGCAGTCATTGTATCACGCTTTTCAAGAATGGCAGCATTACGTATCGCACGTAGCCGTTCTGTATTTTCTTTCACCTTTGCTTCGTCATACCCAGCCGCAGCGTATTTATCATAGGATTTTTTAAGTTCTTCGACGACGTTTGGCATTCTACTTATAGTTGTTTTAACAGCCAATTTAACTGATTCTCTGTTACCCATACCGCCCGAATGATAAACGTAGGCTGAAAATTTTGGTGACATAAACATATCTAACACCTCATTAATTTTATTAAAGTTCAATTCACCGCCTTTTCCTTGCTTTGGCAATTCGCTATTTTTTATAAAATCGAGAACTGTTAGTTTTCCGTTGATGTCAACGCCTTTGTTATCATTAAAGCCTCCCCCATCAGCAGTAATTTTTATATCAGCCATCGCCATTTTTAAATATAGCAGTTCTGTTTTTGTCAATTTGTTAATATTTGGTTTTGGTGTGAATGAACCTATCATACGTAACAAGTCAGGATTCGTTAGCACATTAGCGGCTGGATTATTCAAGGCTTCACGAGCCCTCGCAAGGTCGGCGGCTGGTTTATTCTTGATCGCCTCTTTCGCCGCAACTGTTTTCGCTTTGGCACGTTCTTTTGTAGCCAGTTTAGCAGCGACTTTGTCAGCCTCTTTTTTTAATACCCGCTGTAACTTACGGTCGGCTTCGCCAGCGTAGTATTCATCCGTTCGTATTTGTTCTGCTGTTTGTTCTGCTGCTTTTTTAGAACCTAGTGCGGTAAGGTATTTGGCTACGGCTTGTTGTCTTTTTTGGTGTGTTTCCAGTTTCGCTTTAGAACCCATTGACATAAGGTCACTCGCTGCGGATCTTTGTCTTTCTTTCTGTTCGTCTTCCTTCGCTTTAGCAGCGGCGGACTCTTTCGCCTTGGCACCCATATCCATCAGCCCCATAACCGCAGCCTCACGGTTCTGTTTCAGTTTTGACTTGGTAAGTCGCTTGGGATACGCCCCGTGATACTCTTCACGGGCACGTGGATCGGTGGCAGCACACATATAAGACTTGTTATGTTTCTGAGCCCACGACTTTATAAATTCAGTATATTGAGTCATATACATAGTAAGAGAGAAATTAATATCATGTTATCTAAATGAGCGACATCAGCAGCATATTAGACAATATCAGATGTAACGCAGGTGTGTTATCGAATTACCACCGTAAGCGTTACCTACAATTAAAAAGCCGACTAAAGTACTATCGATTACCTATCATAGTAATTTCCGCTGTGAACTCAGTCGGGGCTGTAGCGTTACAGCCGTTCTTACCACAGGGATACATCAGTCTCATCAATATGTTTTTGTCACTGTCCTGTGGTATCATAGGCAGTATCGAGATGTTTTTTCAGTTCAGCAAGCAGATGGAAATTGAATTAACGGGCAGCAAAGAGTTCTACGTTCTCAGCACCGATATTTTCAAGTATCTCCAGTTGAAGCAAGAGAATCGTAGCGTCGATGGAAACACGTTTCTTACCGAGTGTTACAGCCGATATATCAAGTTGGTCGAATCAAGTATCATACTAAAGAAACGGGTAGAGGATAAACTGATTAATATCGAAGCACCTACGCCTACGTCAGTTCCGCTCATAATCAGCACGGACACATTCACCGATTCGTCGAGCGACAATAATATTATCTAACGTAAATGTAAATGCTAATCCAGAAGAGCACGAAAAAGGGTAAGCGATTGATGGCGACGTTTAGTAATGGAAAGGTGGTTCATTTTGGATTGGATGGCGGACAGACGTATATAGATAGCGGCGATAAAGTGAAGCGGGCAGCGTATTTGGCTCGGCACGAGAAGAACGAGAAGTGGGATGACCCATATACAGCCGGTAGTCTAAGTCGCTGGCTGCTATGGGGCGACAGCACCAGTTTAGACAAGAACCATCAGGTGTACATGAAGCGATTCGCAGCGAAGTTGAAGTAATTATTTCTTTATCAGATGGGAGGCATCTACACCAGACGCTTTAGACGCAGGATTTATCGCAGCGTATACACGAGCCATCGCCCACTGTTCGGGTGAAGTAACCTGCGGACGCACACTGGCTCTATTGGAAAAATATGCCCCTTGACCTTTCGCAAAAATAGTTTCTAAACCAGATAACTTGTAGCCAGTTAGGTTTGATATATCTTTCAGAGAGTGTGATTTGTCTTTATCGAAGCCGTATTTTTTGTTGAACTGCTGTTTGTAAGTCAAGACCATATTAGATATAACGAGATATTAATATATCACGCTATTGTAAACATGAAGATAGAAGAGTTGGACGTAGCGGACATAAAGATAAAACCGACAAAGCAGACAATAGACGATAAACTAAATGTGCCCGCTCCGTTCATGAATAAGTGTGGCGTGTATGTTATCACGGGCAGTATGGGTTCAGGCAAAAGTTCATTTCTCAATAGCATAATGACACGTGGCGGCGATGCGAAAGTATTCAAGGGAGTGTTTGACGAAGTCCATTACATAACACCACTTGAAGTCATGGAGTCAGAAGAGAACCATCCGTTTAAAGACCATCCACGTGAGCGGATCTATCATAATCTAAATCCAGATACATTTGAGAAGATTAAGGCAGAAACAATTGGTGTAAAGAATAAGGGTGGAAACAGTGCGTTAATTATAGACGATATGAGTGAGTTCATGAAACATAAGTCCGTGGAACTGGCACTGAAGAGTCTTGTATTCAAGCATCGACATTATAAAATAAATATCATTATAACGCTGTTGACATTGAAGAGCCTACCGAAGTCACTGCGTTCATTGGTAGATTGCTTTGTGATTTTCAAGCCGAAGAGCCTCATAGAAGTGGCGAGTTTCAGTGATGACGTATTCGGGCTGGATAAGAAAAACCTGAAGCAGTTGTTTGATTACGTATATGACGAGCGATACAATTTTCTGTTTTATAATCAGCGTGACAATACGTTCTATAAGAACTTTACCAGATTGAAATTGATTGAGGAATAAAATATAATCCTATGGTATATGCCGCCGAAGCAGAAACAGAAGCAGTCACAGAACGTTCGAGTCACTGTTAATTTAGCAGAGAAGAAGAAGCCTCGTAAGAAGCGTGGAAGGTATCGCCGTATGAAGGAACCTCAAGCGGACACAAGCAGATTAGCAGCACAGCAATTTCCGAGAGTCCAGGTTATTCGCTATGAGTATCCAGTGTCGGGTCAGCCGCAAGCACCACCGATCCAGGTCGTGAGAGAGCCGCACGCCGCACCCGCAATGGCAGCACAAAATAAGAACGCATTCGGGACCCGAGACCCAGGACCACCGATACCCGACCGAAGTACGTCTGTAGCAAGAATACCAGCGATACCCGAGCGAAATGCTTTGTCCCGTCCCCGTCTCCCCCCGTCCCCACCACCAATTCGATTAAAGCGAGCACCATCAACCGACATTCCGCCTGAATTAAATCGAGCGGCATCGGATTCACTTATTACGTTCCGGGGTTCGCCGCCAGAATTAAATCGAGTGGTTACGGATTCACTTAGCCGTTTCCCTACGTCATCGAATTCACGCACAAATCCACAATCACCGCTAGGTGAAACACGAGAGCAAGCACGAGACAGAGCAATTGCGTTCGTAGGAAATATGCCAACACCCAGTTT